ATAGCCATCTATCTTAAGAAGCAAGGTTTCTCAAGGGCCTTTGAACATGTCAACCCCCGCATGGCTTCGAAAGGGGGTAACTAGTATTTATTGATGAGAGTAATGCGTAGGCTGATACGCTAACTGTACATAGACCGTAGCTTGGACACTGTATCGGGTTGGTTATCCAATAACAGGTGCCTAGCATAGGCAGAAATGTCGGGTTTATGATGGAGACCGAACGCTGGGGATCAGTACCGGCACTCTCTTCAATACATATTAATAGTTATAAGGAGATAGTTATGAAAAACGTAACAGTTATTATTGATACAAGAGTGCAAAGATTCAAGATGGCATGGGCTTTTATTGTTGGTGCTTTTTGGGAAAAAGATGTGATGATCACTGATATACCAGATGATAGGATTTCTGGGGCATAACAATATTTATAGTTGTTATATGTGGGTGTGTTGGGGCTGGTCTTGGCAATCAGGCCTTCGTCAAGGAGAATGCAGTAAGATAGGAAGAACGCGACTTCCCGTATCTGATGGCTTGAGCCGAGGGATAGAAGTGAGTTCGAATCTCACACAGCACCCCTTCATATAGCAATTAAAGGAGTAGTAGCCATGGGAGATATTGTAGAGCTCAATCCCCTGGATTATTTAACCCTGGACGAACTGATTGATATATATGAAGCATCCGAGACAGTAGGCCAATTAAAGATAATAGAGCATGAGCTAGAACGTAGAGAACGACTAGGAATTATTAATATATCATGGGATGACTATGAGTCATGAAGATAATCTTAATAAGCCTATTCACTATACAGCCCCTAGCAGCCCACAAAGGTATACAGGAAGATATAGAGAACTATTGCCGTAATCACCCAGAGTATGACTATGAACGGGTAGAAGACTGCATAGGCGCTATTAACATAGAGATAAGCAAGAATCTAAGAGAAGTTAAACAGTATATTGATGATAAGAATATAGTGATTAAGTAAGATTACATAAGATGGTGGGATAACTAATCAAGGTGAGAATTAATTATGGGTGACACGGGCGACGATTTCAGAGCATGGGACGCTGATAAAAAGGCTAAGAAAGCCGCCAATAAAGAATGGTCTACTCAGTGTTTGATAGACAATCAAATTAACTTCGAGACCAAGAACGGCGGGGCTCACCTGATTATTAAGACGGATAAAAAAGCTATCGACTACTGGCCTAGCACTGGCAAATGGATAGTAAGAGGAGGCAGAACCAGTAGAGGTGTAAACGGCTTAGTTAAATTTATTAAACAGCAATAAATTGGTTTTTTGCTCTTATATAACCAACCTAACTTAACCAGGAGGAAGCTTGACCAAGCAAAAGAAATGCAAGATGTGCCCTAAGCACTTCACTCCTAGAAGTATGGCTCAAGTTATCGGCCATCCTAATGAGGGGCATAAGGATTGCATCTATTTGTATACCAAGTTAAAGGCTACCAAAGCCAAAGAGAAACAGGCTAAGGCTGAGCGTAAAGATTTAAAGGCTCGTAAAGAAAAGCTAAAAACTAAGACACAGTGGGAACAAGACACCCAGAAGGTCTTCAACCGATTTATTAGGTTAAGAGATAGATATCAGCCTTGCAGGAGCTGCAAAAGAACAAATGATGAAGTAGAAGTAACTGAAGGATGGAAAGTAGGTGGATCTTGGGACTGTGGGCATTATTTATCAGTAGGGGCTCATCCTGAATTAAGATTTGAACCTAAAAATGCCTATAAACAATGCAAATCATGCAATGGAGGATCTGGCAAATATACAAAAAAATCGGCTACAGTATCTAAGCAATATAGGATAAATCTTATTGAATATGTTGGAATTGATGTTGTGGATTGGCTAGAAGGACCACACGAACTTAATAAATACACCATAGAACAATTAAAAGAAATCAAACGCCATTACAGTACTAAGGCGCGTCAATTGGAGAAAGAGGTTTTAAGGATGGATTATGAAATGCAAAGATTGTAGATATTTGGGTGATGAGATTATTATTTCAGACTTTGATGATAATGATAAGTGGGTTGATCAGCCTTCCGGCTTTCACCAATGTGAACGAATTAAACATGTTGGAATGGACGGTAGTGATCTTATCGGTATTAAAGATCTAGCAGTTGCTGTGGATGGTTCTGGATATATGGGTGCCATTAGAGTCAAAGAAGACTTTGGTTGTGTAGGATTTGAGCCAAAAGAGGCATAACCATGTTTAAGCTAATAATAGAATACTCAATCCTAATAGCCTTACTTATAGGCGTATACATAGAGGCTGGCATATGCACAGTCATCGTATTAGGTTTAATCATGTATGTAATCAAGGATAACCAATAAGGATATAAGATATGTTAGATAAGATAAAAGCTAAGATAAAAGAGATAACGTCAGATGGTATTGTAGATGGGATACTTATTGTTTGCGCACTGTTCCAATGGTGGGATGGGCGTTTTGATATCACTGTGATGTTATTAATATTGCTTGAGCTGCGCTATATGAATCTAGAGGATGATAAAGATGAGTAAATTACATAAAGAAGCTATGAGGCAGGTTAGATCCCCGCTAGAGCCTGTTGGATTCCAAGGATGTATTACTGCTGCCCGCAGATTTGAAGAAAGTTCATCATACATTCGGCATAAAAATCTATTTGGCGTTAAGGCAATGATATGCGGCGAACAAGACCACGGCACTAAATGGCCTGATGGTGATGCAAAGGTAATAACCTGTAAAGATCGAGCGCCCGGTAGATAACCAACTAGAACATATAACCATACACAGGTATAATCACACACACTATTAACCGTAGAGGCGGTAACAATGGCTAGCAAGTCAGAGAAGAAAGAAGAGAAGAACAATGTAGGAAGGCCTACAGATTACACTCAAGATATGGCAGATATAGTCTGTGAGAGACTAGCACTAGGCCAATCAATGCGTACTATATGCCTATCAGACGACATGCCTGCAATATCCACACTATTTAGATGGATAAGACAGCAAGATGAATTTCGACAGCAGTACGAGAAAGCTAAAGAAGAATGTGCCGATCTATACGCTGAAGAGATTATAGAAATAGCCGATGACACCTCAAATGATTATATGGATGTAAGTGATGAGAACGGTGCTACTGGTGCTACTCGTCTTAATACAGAACATGTTCAACGATCACGTCTAAGAGTTGATGCCCGTAAGTGGATATCATCCAAGCTCAAGCCTAAGAAATACGGGGATAAGATTCAGCAAGAGATTACGGCGCCTGAAGGTGTGACGTTTCAGATGAATTATAAAGGGGATGGTGATGAGTCATAAATCAGGGGTTCCTGCCATGCATTACGCGATAATCATAGGTATAATTGGGTTTTTATTTATTAAGGCGGTTGTTGAGCCTTGGGTTATTGAAGTGATGTGCAGGGAGCTAATTAAATGCTGGTAGGAGGTTAACACTATTAAACTAATCACCTATGTAGCATCACCCACTGGCGCCAAGTTCCATCAGTCCGATAAGGTAGTACGTGGCTTCCTTGGTCCCGTAGGAAACGGTAAGTCAGTGACATGTATCAATGAGATGCATCGCTTAGCTGTACTGCAAGAGCCTAACTGCGACGGGATACGCCTATCTAAATGGGGCATTGTCCGTAATACCTATGACATGCTTGAGACAACTACACTTGCTACTTTCATACAATGGATACCCCATGATATCTGCGCTATTAACCGCAAGCCTATGCGTGGGCATATGGATTACCCACTATCTGATGGCACAAGAGTTAAATCAGAGTTCATATTTCTAGCACTCGATAGACCTGATGATGTGAAGAAGCTACTATCCCTAGAGTTAACTGGCCTATTCATGAACGAGGCTAAAGAACTACCCTATGCTGTACTGAAAGCAGCAAGAGAGCGTATAGGACGTTATCCCTCACAGATTGACGGATACACAGACAAGGGTGATTACAAAGCACCACGAGATGCTGACGGTCACTATCAACCTTGTACCCGCAAAGCTGTGTTAATGGACACTAACCCTCCTGAAGATGATCACTGGTGGTATCAGCTAGCCGAGGAAGGATGCTTACGTTCTAACGATACAGCAGAGGCTAAGCGAGCAGTAGCCGAGATCTTTGGTTTTGTACGTGGTCCATCACCATTGATTAAGACTCGTAGCGGTGAATACAAACCTAACCCATTAGCTGAGAACATAGACTTCTTGCCTGGTGGCTATAAGTACTACCTGGATATGATTGCCGGTAACACTCAAGACCATATTAACGTGATGGTGATGGGTAACTACGGCACGATCAAAGACGGTAAGCCTGTCTACCCTCAATACAATGACCTTATCCACTGCCCTGAGAAACCACTAGGTGTGATCGAAGACTTACCTATTGGCCTTGGTTGGGATGGTGGACTGACGCCTTCATGCATCATTGGACAACAGACTAAGCGCGGACAACTACGAGTAATTGCTGAGCTAGTATCTGAAGACATGGGAGTCAGACAGTTTGCACGTGATGTTGTGAAGCCATTCTTGCAGCGTAACTTCTACGGTATTGAGGTGGCATTCAGCTACATTGATCCAGCTGGTAAGGGACGTGGTGAAGCTGAGGCTAAGTCAGCAATGGGTATACTCAACGACGATTACGTAGAAGACAATGAAGACGGTGATATCATCCAGCCATTAAGCATGGGCTTTGAGACTGAACCAGCACCGACTAACGACCCTACTAAGCGGATTGATGCTGTTAACTCATACATCATTAAGCTAGTAGATGGAGAGCCTGGCTACTTAGTAAGCCGTAAATGCCCAATGATTCGTAAGGGTAAGATCGGTGGATATCAATACAAACGTGTTCAGGTATCAGGTGAAGACAGATTCAAAGATAAGCCTGACAAGAATAAATACTCACACCCTGCTGACGCCGAGCAATACATGGCTTTGGGATTCCAAGGGGGTTATGTGTTAGGATCTGATGACTACGAAGACTACGAAGATGACTTTAATGAAGTAGGTGTAATGGGGTATTGATATGAGGCTTTGCACAGTTTGTAAGATCACATGGGATATTCCAAAGTATGGTATGGAATGCCCTAAATGTAAGGTCCACTCATTTTTTACTATGAATACAGGTGATATAGGAACAGCTATGCAATTCAATAACTCACGCGAAAATATATCTGATTATAAACAATGGCCTGATGGTGACGCTAAAGTAACAACTTGTTAATAGGATATTAATACATGGCATTCAAGAGCGGCGTAAGCAGATTAAAGACAGTTAAGCTTCAAGAAGAAGCTAATGGCAATCCTAACGGTGAAGAGTTAGAGAACAACGATGATGATAATGGTGAGGAGTTTGAGGGCTTAGAACTACTGACTAACATGTTTGTATCTAATGGCCAGTTCTTTGCGCCTAAGCCTAACATTGCTGACATGTTCAGTGACTCCGTTCTATTAGACGTTGGCCGCTTAGCTAAGGAAGGCTACGAGGCTGACCTGGACTCAATGACTGACTGGTCTGAGCTAGTAGAGTTTGGCTTGGACCTCGTTAAACAAGAGACTAATCCACGCTCTGAGCCATGGGAAGGCGCCGCTAACTTCAAATCACCTGAGCTTATGAAGGCTTCACTGAAGTTCTCTGATCGTGCATCAACTGAATTACTACGTGGTTACGACATATTAAAGACTAAGGTTATTGGTGATGATCCCGAGAAACTGAAGTTTGATCGTGGCGTACGAGTATCTGAATTCCAGAACTGGCAGCTTAATGTTGATATGCCTGAATGGCGTGATGAACATGAGAAGCTTATCTATGACCTGCCTTACGTGGGTACTGTATTCAAGAAGACATTCTTTGATGCTCAGTTAGGGCGTAATACCTCTAAGCTTATCTCTTACCCTAACTTTGCTGTAAGCCAGGATGCAGAGTCTATTACCCGTTTACGCAGGTTCTCTGAGTCTCATGAGTTCAGTGAGAATGAAGTGATTGAGAAGCAACGCCAAGGCTTATGGTTAGATGTTGACCTGAAGCTAGGTGATACCACCGACGACGAAGAGCAGA